CAAAGAACAGCGCCTGCGCGCCCAGCAAGGCAGCATCAAACGCCGCGCCATGTTCAGCAAACTCTCCACCGCCAAATGGCTCAAGGCCACCGCCCAAGGCGACACCGCCGTGGTGGGTTTCTTCGGCAGCGTCGCCCGCATCGCCGCCACCCACCAGCGCGGCCTAAAAGATCGCGTCACCCGCGACGGCCCCCGCGTGGAGTACGCCCAGCGGGTGCTGCTCGGTTTCACCGCGCTGGATCAAGAACACATCATGGATTCCGTGCTGAGACACTTGGGAGGGGAATAAAGGGGTATTTACGACGAGAAGGCGTAAAAGTTTTCACTCATCATCTTCATTACTACTGGATAGCTTGCGTGATAATTTTGGAATGCCCTTACTCGCCTCCCCACGCTTGATCTTCTCTTCTAGCTCTTCCCTGAAAATATCAAAGATTTTCAGCATCTGCTCGGGCGGAACATCATCGACCAAAGCGTCAGATTGCTCGTCTTTGAAGCTCTGCTCCAGGCGAGCAACAATTTCCGCATTCATGGAGCGGTAATTTTCTTCGGATGCAGCCTTTAGCCTATCCCTAAGCTCGGGCGGCATCCGTAGTTTGTATTGGGTATGTGTATCGTGTGTGCTCATTTTGCAAATAATGCACCTAATGGGTTCTTGACACAATAGAACCCAAAGGGTACTTTTTTAACACCCAATGGGTTCAACAGAGGATTAACGCAAATGAATCAACGAGACCCCCAGCTAAAAATTCGCCTTAAGCCGGAAATCAAAAGCTGGATAAAAGAAAAAGCGAAAAGGGAAGATAGAAGCCAAACATGGCTTATTAATCACTACCTAAAAGAGGCGATGCTTCGTGAGACTACAAACTCAGCAGCTTAAAAATGAAGAAGCCCTCGGCGCTGCAACGCCAAGGGCTTCAGGAAGCACAGCCCCAACCTCTATGAAAGGAACTGCCCATGAATAATAGCACTGCAACCGCCGAAATTCTGCCCTTCCGGTTTGATACCCGCGAAGTCCGTACCCTGCTGATTGATGATCAGCCGTGGTTCGTGGCTAGTGACGTTGCCCGCGCCCTTGAGTACCGCGAAGCGGAGAGGTTTACACGTTGGTTAGATGATGACGAAAGGGGTACCCAGATTGTGGGGACCCCCTCTGGCGATCAGGGGATGACCATCATCAACGAATCCGGTCTCTACTCAGCCATCCTTCGCTCACGCAAACCCGAAGCCAAACGCTTCAAGAAGTGGGTCACCGCCGAGGTGCTACCCGCCATCCGAAAGCACGGCCACTACCACGATACCGAAGGCAGAATGAGTACCTTGATCGGCCAGACGATTGGCACCGATGGGTTCCACTGTTTAGCGGCAGTTGTCGACGGACGGTTGCGCCACTACCCCAAAGGCATTCAACAACGCGCTCGCTCACACCTGTGGTCGCAAGTACGCAAAGCCTTTGGCGTGAGCCGTGGCGAAGATATTCCCGCCAGCCAACTGAATGCCGCTCGCCAATTCATTGCCGCCTACGCCCTGGAAGGCGAGTGGCTACCGGCCTCCCCATGTACCACGGTGGATGCCCCTCATATCTTGCCCGCCACGCTAGATAAGGCCGACCAACTCAACCTGCAGTCACTATGCTGCCACATGCTGCAAATCCGTGACCTTTACCGCCACTATCATTTATACGACGCCCTTACCCAACTTGGCTCGCCAGCTGGCAAGCGGCTCTATGGTCATGTGGTAGATGGCGCAACGATTGCTCAACGTTATCAACCCAAACTGGAATTCCAGCTTTCACCGTAGCTTTCGCGCCCAGCTTGGCTGGGCGCATTTCTTTTCAGTGTAAACCGCCCCATTCACACCCGCCGCCGCTTCGCCTTCGCCAAACGCCGCCGCAGGATAGCGGCTATGAACATTCCCGAACTCCTCCGCCTGCTGCACAACCTGATCCGCCTCGGCACCATCGCCGAGGTGGATCACGGCGATGCTGAAGCCGATCCGCCGCGACCGCCCCGCGTGCGCGTCAAAACCGGCGAGCTGTTAACGGGCTGGCTGCCGTGGATCGAAGGCCGCGCAGGCACCACGCGGGACTGGGACCCGCCCACCCAGGGCGAGCAAGTGATCATCTTCTCCCCCGGTGGCGACCCCACCGCCGGTGTGGTGCTCACCGGCATTGTCAGTGATGCCCGCCCAGCGCCCTCCAGCGATCCCAACGTGATTGGGCGATGGCTGCCCGATGGCACGCGCATTGAGTACGACCACAGCAAAAACCGACTCTTCATCGATTGCGTAGGGCCTATCGAGGTGAAGGCCACTGGCGAGGTCACGGTCGATGCTCCCTTGATCAAACACAACCAGGGCACTGGCGTGGTGACTCAGCAACACATCTGCCACTTCACCGGCAATCCCCATGGCGACGGTAGCAGCACCGTTAAGGCAGGCAAGTAATGGCCCTGAGCAAAGCCCAGCTTAAAAACCGAATCATCAGCGAGATGCAGAGCCAAGGGGCCACTGCCACGGGTGAACACAGCTGGGTAACGCGCATGGCCGAAGCGATCGCCAACGCGGTGGTGGATGAAGTACAGGCCAATGCTGAAGTGCCCGTTACCGGCGGCTCAAGCGCTGGCCAATACAAGGTGAAATGACATGCCAGGTATGAACGCACACACCGGCCGCCGGCTAGAGTCACTGGCCCATATCCAGCAATCAGTGGCGGACATTCTCACCACGCCCATCGGCTCCCGCGTGATGCGCCGGGAGTACGGCTCGCTGCTGCCGGAACTAATCGACCAGCCCTTGAACGGCCCCACCGCCCTGCGCGCCTACGCCGCCACGGTGGTGGCCCTAATGAAGTGGGAACCGCGCATTCGCGTGCAGCAAGTCACCCGGCAGGTCTCTACCCAGCGCCCTGGCCGGTTCAATCTCATCATCACCGCCCGCCGGGTGGATAACGGGGAAAGCGTCAGCCTGGCCGTGCCGCTAAGGGGGAACCTGTGAACAGCCCTATCGATCTTTCACGACTGCCCGCCCCGGCGGTGATTGAACCGCTCGACTTCGAGACCATCCTTGCCGAGCTGACCACCGACCTTATCAGTCGCGACCCAGAACTGGCCGACACCCTCACCCTGGAGAGCGAGCCGCTCACCAAGCTGTTAGAGGTGGCCGCCTACCGTGAGCTGTTGCTACGCCAACGCATCAACGAAGCCGCCAAAGCGGTGATGCTCGCCTACGCCCAAGATGAGGATCTTGAACACCTCGCTGCGCTGTTCGATGTTGAACGGCTGGAAATAGACCCCGGCGACCCAGACGCCACCCCGCCGGTAGCCCCTACGTTCGAAAGAAACGACGCCCTGCGCCGCCGCGTGCTGTTATCGCTGGATGGTCTTAGCACCGCCGGACCAGAACGCGCCTACGTGTATCACGCACTCAGTGCCAGCGGCGATGTCAAAGACGCCGATGCCTTCAGCGAAGCCCCCGGCGAAGTCACCGTGGTGGTGCTGTCGCAAGTGGATAACGGCGAAGCACCGGCCGAGCTACTCAGTACCGTCAGCGCCGCCGTGAACGCTGAAGACACCCGCCCACTGACCGACCACCCCACCGCCGTGAGCGCAGAGATTGTCGGCTACGCCATCCGCGCGATACTGCACATTTTGCCGGGGCCGGAAGCCGCCGTGGTTCGTGACAACGCCCTGGCGGCAGCGGAATCCTACACCCAGGAACAGCACCGCATCGGTGCCCAGGTCACGCTATCCGGCGTGTATGCCGCGCTCCACCAGCCCGGTGTGCAGCGGGTGGAGCTGCTCAGCCCCACGGCCACCCTGACCACCACCCGCAAGCAAGCGCCCTACTGCGACGCCATTGAGCTGGAAAGTGAGGTGGTCAATGGCTAATCACCTGCTACCGCCCAACGCCACTCCCCAAGAGCGCGCCGTTAGCGAAACGCTCAGCCGCACCGACACTATTAATGTGCCCATTCGCGCCTTGTGGCGGCCAAACGATTGTCCTGCCCACTTACTCCCCTGGCTGGCCTGGGCGCTCTCGGTGGATGAGTGGGATGAACAGTGGAGTGAGCAGCAAAAGCGCGAGGCCATTGCCACGGCGGTCTACCTGCACCGGCACAAGGGCACGAAAGCCGCCGTGCAGCGAGCGATGCAGGCCATCGGGCACGACGCGCATATCAGCGAATGGTTTGAATACACCGGCCGTCCCTACACCTACCGGTTGGAAATGGCCTCGCCATTTGTCAGTCAGGCCGACTTCAACCGCCTGATTCGGCATATCACCACCGCAGCCAACGCACGCTCCTGGCTGGAAGTGATTACCCAACGCCACACACTTTCACAACGGTTGACGCTCGCCACAGTAACGCAGCAGGCACAACGCACCACCTTCAGCCTACCGCCGCCCCGTTTCCACCTTGCGGAAAGCCACACCTATGCCGCCAGCGCGGTGCACAGCGCCCATGTGGCCACCTTGGGGCTACCCGCCTGGGCAATCGCCGATCAACAGCACGCCATCCACTGGCGCGGGGCTTACCACACCGCTCGACAAACCAGCATCCGCCTAGACATTCAGGTCGCGCTAACACCGCAGCCGTTGCGGCACGCCTGTATTCACCAAACAGCCACCACGACCACCATTAAAGAGGAACCCTAATGGCTGACTTCCCCGGACTAAAACTCACCGATGCAGGGCGAGAGCTGCAAGCCAAAGCCCAAACCGGCCAACGCCTGGTGTTTACCCGCGTGGGCTTGGGCGATGGCGCCGCCCCTGAATCCCTCGGGCCACTCACCACGCTGATCAACGAACGGCAATCCCTCTCCATTCAGCACCAGGAAGCCCCAGGCGATGGCACCGCCACGTTGCGGGTTATCCTCACCAATGAGGGCCTGGAAACCGGCTTCTTTATGCGTGAAATGGGCGTCTACGCCGAAGACCCCGATACCCAAGAAGAAATCCTCTACAGCTACACCAACGCAGGCGAGCACCCGGATTTTCTCCCCGCCTCGGGCGGTGCCACCCTGGTGGAGCAAATCTTTAACCTGGTCACCATCGTGGGGGATGCCGAGAACGTCACGGCAAAAATTGACGACTACATCACCATTGCCCTGAAATCTGAAGTCGACGCCCTAGCACCCTACGTACTGCCCAAGGCGGGCAATGTGGGGCAGATGGTGCGCAAGGCCAGTAATGCCGAGGGTGACACCGAATGGTTCGACCCCGAGCTAGACAACTTCGACGTCCGCCTCACCAGCATTGAAGAGCCACGCACGGCGGTCGCCAATCAACGCACCTTCACCCTGCAAAAAACGCTGACCAACGGCCTCGCGGTGTACATCAACGGCGAGCGTATTTCGCGTGAACGCTGGGCCGCGATTTCAGCGACCCAGCTGCAGCTTAATGATGCGCTCGAAGCGGGCACGCGGGTGCTGTTCGTCAACAACGAAGAAGCGGGACCCGGTCGAGCGCTGAATGTCTCGCTCAACGGCCCCACGCTGGTGTTCCCTGGGCAATCCAACACCTACACACTCAGCGACTACGATGCCTTTGCGGTCTACACCCTGACTACAACCGTGGGCACGGTTAGCCGCGACGGCGCAACCATCACGCTGACGGTGCCCAGCGAGGCAACTGACGAAACGCTCGACCTATCGGTGACCCGTGACAACGTCCGCGCCGTGTTTCGCGTCGCGGTGGGCGATGCCGCGATCGCCACGCCAGAGATCACTTACCCGGCCAACGCCGCGACCGGGGTCGACTTTGAGCCGGATTTATCAGCGACGTCGTTCCTCGCTTACCCCGATGAGTATGACAGCCACGTCAACACCCAATGGCAGGTGGCCACGGATAGCGGCTTTACAAACATCGTGTTCGATAGCGGCGACGACACCGCCAGCCTCAACGCCATCAATCTCGGTGCACAGGGCATCCGCCTGGAAAGCGCTACGCGCTACTATGTGCGTGTGCGCTACAAAGGCGCAACGCTAACGTCAGAATGGTCGGATGTTATCTACTTCAACACCGCGCTGATCTACGTGCGACAGCCGCGCATCACCGCGCCGCAGGACGGCGAAGCGGGCATTGTTGAGCAGCCAACATTCCAGAGCGATGCCTTCAGCGTTTACGGTGCCAGCGATACGCAGGTAGCAGCAGATTGGCGGCTGCTCGATGCCAGCGGCAACACCGTGTGGGAATCGCTCAATGATGCCGAGAACCTGACCAGCATCACACCGCCCAAGGGCGTACTGCAGCCAGGCGAGATCACCTACCAGATCAAGGTACGCTATCACGGCGCCGAATACGGCAGTTCGGAATGGTCGCCGGCGATCACGTTCGTTACCGCCGCATCATTCGTTTTCGCTGGCGGCCTGGCCTATGTGTCGAGTGATTCGCCCTTCCTAGAGGTTGTGGATGACACGCTGGGCGGAACCGTTACGTCAGCAATCCAGTACCCGCCGAATTTTGATTCAAGGGCCGTCGCGTTTTCGCCGTCTGCCAAGCTTCTTGCCGTGGCGACCCGTGGTGCAGCCGCAGATTCCCAGGTCATGGTTTATAACACAGTGACCTGGGAGCGTGTTTTTCATGACACCTATGCAATGGATCACATCCAGGGAATAAAGTTTTCGCCTGACGAGAAGTATTTGGCTTATATCAGCGGGGTAAATAATGTCGGCGAGTTCCGGGTCATCAAGACTGCTGATTTCCCAAGTCTGAGAACCGCCTATTCATCAGACACTCTGATCGCTGAAGAGATTTACAGCTTAGCGTGGTCGCCGGACGGCCAGTATTTAGCGTTTGGTCATGAGGGTGATCCAGGACTGACAGTTTTAAACACATCAGACTGGTCTGTTGTTTCAGGAACCCCTGCGCTACCTATGGCCGCCTTCGCCGTTATCGTCCAGGGCCTGGAATTCTCGCCGGACGGACAGTATCTGGCTGTCGGCTATGATCAGGACAAGTGCTTTGTACTTATCGATGTTGCAACATGGACGATTGTTTCTGGCACGCCAGATCTTAGTGCCAGCTATATGGTGCGGGAGCTAGCATGGTCACCTGACTCTTCGCAGATAGCCATGCACACCAATAGCACTTTCGCTGTTTACAATATCAGCGACTGGTCTATCGAATATGAGGATAGCAACGGTGGTTATGGTGTTGGCTATTCACCGGATGGGAATTACCTAGCATATGGTTCATATAACCCATTTTTGAAGATTCTTAATATTGCCGATTGGACGTTAGTTCCCGGGACATATACCCCGAGCTACTACGTTAGCGATTTGCAATGGTCACCTGTCAGCTAACGGAGGATAGTCATGCACGCAGCAATTATTGACGGTTCGCCGCGGTTTTATCCACGGCTGCCGAAACGTTTGGAACATGAAGTGGGGGAGACGATTTTCCCTGCGACGGTCACCGGTTGGCAGTATGACCAGCGACTGACAGAGCGCCTGGCACCAACATGGCAGCTTGACGATGGCGTCCTGCATATCGCATACCAGCACCGGCAACGACCTTTAAAAGAGGTTCGCGAGACACTGCTCGCCAATCTCGCCGACCACCGCTGGCGAATCGAAACCGGCGGCGTCGAGCTACCCAACGGCGCTCGCATACTCACGGATCGGGAAAGCCAGGCGCAGCTCACTAGCGCTTATCAATCGCTCAGCATGCCGTTTGTAGAGTCGATTGATTGGAAAGCCGCCGATGGCTGGGTCACCGTCACCGAAGCCGAGCTGCGCCCCATCGCCCAGGCGGTGGCGCAGCATGTGCAAGGCTGCTTTAAAGCCGAGCGCCAAGTCAGCGAACAGATCGCAGCGGCGGAGAGTGCTGAGGCCTTGTATGGGATAGATATTGCTGGAAAGTTTGAGGAAGCGCTAAGGGATATCAAAAACGTCTGATTCTCCAGCAGTCCGCTCATTTGCGGGCTGCTCGCGTGCACCAAAAAGCTTACCAAGCTCATAAAACCCTAATTTCCTCTCATCTTGACTGTACTTAACTGCTTTACTTACCCTAAGCAAACGGTGAGCATTATGCACAGTATCGTTAACGCCTTTACCAATAAGAAAAGCTAAAAAGCACTCAACGTAAAACCAATAGGTTTCCCCGTCCACATTTGCCTTATTTGAAAGCTGCGCATCAACAAAAGCGAATAATTTTTGATCTATACTTAGCTGATCCATCAAAAATGAAATCAAGTTTCCTGACTGCCCAAAAACTCTATTTACATAGTTTTTTAAATCATCACAACATCCAGGGTTTTTATTTAAAAAGACAATCACTCTACTTGGATGCTGATAAAAAGAGCCACATGAAAAAACATTTGAAGAGCTATAGCTCTCAATCATAAAATCGCCTAAAACATCACTTTCATAAGGATGCACATCCTCATTAAGACTTCTTGAAAAAGACTGAAGCAATAGAGGTAAGACATCTTTTAAATTGAGATATGCTTGCTGAACATCATTTCCTTTCTCAGTCAAACGTAGCTGCTCTTTTGCTACTGACAACTGCTCTCTTTGCTCTTCAAGCATTTCATCTTGGCTGATAAGAAGTTTCTGTTGTTGACGCAATGTAATCACAAAAGCTATCAATGTCGCTACCACCGCAGCCACACCCACAGTACCTGAAAGATAGGTCGCAAAATCTGCCCACTTTCCTGTGTCATTTGAAATAGGCAGCTCCCTAAAATTCCAAGCATAAGCCCCTACTGCGAGAATCGCCACTATCAGTACTACAAAACCCAACATCCCAAAACTATGCTTTTTAATCAAATAAATCATACCAAAAACCCTTACGATAATTTAAAAAACCACATAAACTCTCAACTGTAATTATCTCGAAATTTTTTAACTGCTGACTCAGCCTCCCCTCGTTGCACCGTGCATCTTAGAAGCTCATGCCCGTCTTTATTATTAACAATAGCATCTATATGCCTATTAACGCTCCTCATTACATCATATACACCCAAGTCAATACTTGCCACTTCATACCCATACTGCTCCCAGCACCTTATATCTAAACTACTTACATAGGCGTTATGAAGACCGACATTAATACTTATGTTTCCATTAACAGGCTGACTGGCTCCCTTATCAATTAAATTCTCTAAAATAACCACATTCGACTTCATTTCATTCTCGATAGCTGCTTGCATATTTTTTAGCCTTTTCCACTTACTGGCCATTGGATATAAAAGTGCAACAGCTACAGCTAATAGTGATCCTAATGCCTGAAACCATGCTGCACTCCATTGTGAGTAGTGCCAGTGGCTAGTCTCTGGTGCAAAAATCGATAAAGAGATCAAGCAAGGTACACCACCTACTAACGCAAATTTCACCCAACTCTTCATCCCAACATTCCCTTAGTAGCCACTTTCCCGCACCTTACCACACCCACCATGTAAACCACCCCACTTACACCCACCACCGCTACCACCCTCCCCCCAGCCCCCGCACGATACCTGCGTGAATTCGCCCTTTTCGTTACTCGAACAGTGAACCTGCGCAGGAGCCACCATGGCACTCGATCAATACCACCACGGCGTGCGCGTTGCGGAAGTCAACGACGGCACGCGCACCATCCGCACCGTCTCCACCGCCGTTATTGGCGTGGTTTGCACCGCGCCGGATGCAGACGCCACCACCTTCCCCCTCAACCAGCCCGCGCTGGTGACCAATGTGGATACCGCCATTGGCAAAGCGGGCACCCAAGGCACGCTAAAAGACACCCTCACCGCCATTGGCCAGCAGGCCAAGCCGATCATCGTCGTGGTGCGGGTAGAAGAAGGCATGGACGACGAAACCACCACCGCCAACGTGATTGGCACCACCACCGAGCTAGGCCAGCGCACCGGGCTGCAGGCGCTGCTCACCGCCAAGCAAAAGCTGGGCGTCACGCCGCGCATTATTGGGGTACCGACCCTGGATACCCAGCCGGTGGCCACCGCCATGGTCTCGGTGTTGGAGCAGCTGCGCGCCTTTGGCTATGTCTACGCCCACGGCTGCGAGACCATTTCCGAGGTCACCGCCTACCGAGATGAGTTCGGTGCCCGCGAGCTGATGGTGCTCTGGCCCCAGTGGCAGGCGTTCGATACCGACGACGCGCAAACGCTGGATATTAGCCCCGTGGCTATCGCCCTGGGCCTGCGCGCCAAGCTGGATCAAACCGTGGGCTGGCACAAAACCCTGAGTAACGTGGCGGTGAACGGCGTCACCGGCATCAGCAAAGACGTGTTCTGGGATCTGCAAAGCCCCAACACCGATGCCGGGCTGCTCAACGCCGCCGATGTCACCACCCTAGTGAACCAGAACGGCTACCGCTTCTGGGGCTCACGCACCTGCGCTGGGCCAGAAAGCCTCTTCCCATTCGAGAACTACACCCGCACCGCTCAGATCCTTGCCGACACCGTGGCCGAAGCGCACCTGTGGGCGGTGGATCTGCCCCTGCACGCCTCATTAGCGCGAGACATCATCGAAGGCCTGAACGCCAAGTTCCGCGAGCTGAAAACCCTGGGGCTGATTGTCGATGGCAGCGCCTGGCTGAACGAAGAGCTCAACACCCAAACCTCCCTCAAGGGCGGCAAGCTGCGCATCGACTACGACTACACGCCGGTACCGCCGCTGGAGGATCTCGGCTTCCAGCAGCGCATTACCGACTCCTATCTCGCCGACTTCGCCGAGCGCGTCGCGGCCACCGCCTGAACTGACTAGCGAGAGACTCCCATGGCACTCCCCAAAAAGCTCAAAGACCTCAACCTATTCAGCAACGGCGAAAGCTGGCAGGGCATCGTCCAGTCGGTCACCTTGCCCACCCTCACCCGCAAGATCGAAGAGTGGCGCGGCGGCGGCATGGATGGCGCGGTGGGTATCGATATGGGCCAAGACGGCCTGCTCACCGTGCAGTGGACGGTAGGCGGGCTGGTAGAAAGCCTGTTCGACAACTTCGGCACCGCCCGCATCGACGCCGACATGCTGCGCATGACCGGCAGCTATGAGCGCGACGACATCGACGACGCCTCCTCAGTCGAGGTGGTCATGCGCGGCCGCCACACCGAAATCGATATGGGCGACGCCCAAACCGGCGAGAACACCGAGCACCAGGTCACCAGTACGCTCAGCTACTACAAGCTCACCATCGACGGCACCGAGAAAATCGAGATCGACCTGGTGAACGGCGTGTTCAAGGTCAACGGCGTCGACCGCCTCGCAGGCCGCCGCCAGCGCCTGGGTATTTAACCCGCTCCTCCTACTTCCCTTAACCCAACACCAGGAACACTCTCATGACCAAAGCTGCCGTTACCCAAGCCATCGCTGCCACCATCACCCTGGATACGCCGCTCACCCGGGGCGAGACCGAGATCACCGAGCTACGCCTGCGCAAGCCCACCTCCGGCGAGCTGCGCGGCGTCTCGCTGGCCGATGTGCTGCAGATGCAAACCGACGCGCTGATCACCCTGATCCCGCGCCTCTCCAACCCCTCACTCACCGCCACTGAAGTGCGCCAAATGGACCCGGCGGATCTCGTTCAATGCGGCGGTGAAATCGCCGGTTTTTTGCTGACGAAGCGGGCCAAGGGCGAGAGCGAATAAACCTCCCCAACCAGGTAGAAGACGCGATGGCGGATCTCGCCATCGTCTTCCACTGGACCCCGCAAGACTGCGCCGCCTTCACCCTGCGCGAACTCATGGCCTGGCGAGAACGAGCGCGCAAACGCAGCACCACCACTGACACCAGGAGCCAGCGTGGCCGGTAACAACCTCAAGCTGCAGGTCATTTTAAACGCCGTGGATAGGGCTACCCGCCCGCTGCGGGCCATCGACCGTGCCAGCCAGGCCGCGTCTCAGGCCATGCGTGAAAACCGCGACCGCTTAAAGCAGCTGCAGGCCACGCAGAAGAACGTCAGCTCCTTTCGTACCCTCACCCGGCAATCCACGGAAACCGCAACCGCCCTGCGGGAACAGCAAGAGCGCATCCGCCGCCTCTCGCAGCAAATGCACACCCACCAGGGCGACACCGCCGCCCTGCGCGCCGAACGTCAAAAGGCCATTACCCAAGCGCGCAGGCTCAGCCAGCGGGTGG